AGAAGCACAGAGAATTATAGATTCTTTTCCAGAAGATTACACAGAACTGATTGATAAGGTTGATGATTTAAATGAAGATTTAACACAATTATCTGAATCAATAAATGAGATTAACATAGTTCCTGTCAAAAATTGTGTTGTTGCTATTGATTCTGCTCATTATTGGGATAATTACGGAACATTACAGCCAAGTACAAATTATGATGCTTGTACAGTAAAAATAGAAGGTGGCAAAAGTTATTCGGTAAATAAAAAGATGGAAGTTGGGCAGAATTTTAACCTAGTCACTGACATGGATGGAAATGTTATTCAGAAATATACATCTGAAATGATGCTACAAGTCGGAGAAGGGTGGTACTTTATTGCACCAGATAACGCAAAATATCTTAAACTTACAAAATCAACTAGAACTTGGTTCAACGATTTTGTTGTACTAGAAGGAAAACGAGACATAAGTGACGTAACAATTTCGGACTATCCGATTGGTGCAGTAAAATCAGTTCACGTTAGAGTTCCTATGTATTTGAATGACGGAAGGGACATTGATTCTGAGCTAACAAAACATGAAAACGAAATAAGAGACTTATTTGATATTACTGGTGGATTTGTATATCAGTATATTGATATAGAAAAGTATAACGATGGTCATTGGTTTGGATATAATCCTGCAACACATCAATACGGAATCAATGAAAATGTATATTACAACTGTATCAAGGTCACTGATTTGAAGAGTGGGACATATAAAATATCAAAAGATTACAGAGCTTCGTACACGCTTATTGAAAATTCTTCTAATGGATATTGTGAGCGTATTTCCGAATATATCGAATCTAGCAGTAATGATTCGAACAAAATTTTTGTACCTTTTGACTTTAATTTATTGCTCACCATTGATGCATGGCGAAGCAAAGAAGCGTTTATGCTTGTCGATGGAGATGGTGAAATACCATTATATTACATTTATGGCAAATACGATATAAATATTGCGAAAAGCTATATTCAAAACAAAATACCTCGTGTGTTTTTTTTGTGGTACAGGCAAACAGTTTACAAAGTTAAAAGATGCAATCGAAGAAGCAACAAAATATATGGATTCTGTGGTATATGTAGATGATGGCATATATGACCTTGTTTCAGAATTTGGAACAGCATATCTTGATTCATATAATGGTACTGATAACATTGGATTGTTGCTTAAAAACAGGGTAAAAGTTGTTTTTTCAAGCGGTGCTAAAGTTGTGTTTGATTATCAAGGTACAAATGTCAAAGTGCATGAATATTTTTCTCCTTTTAACAGTGGGGAACACGGATTTACTATGGAAAATGCGTATGTATTAAGTAAAAATTGCAGATACTCCGTCCATGACGAAAGAGCAAGTGCAAGTGACTCATATCATAACATTTATAAACGTTGTACATTTATACATGATAGTAGCCAAGCAAGCGGATGGCACTCCGCACAAGCTATTGGTGGTGGACTAGGAAGATACGGCGATATATTAGTAGAGGATTGTTACGCAAAATCAGTTGGCAATGACGATACAATTTCATACCATACAACCACTGCACAGCAAACAGATACTATGTCTAAAGCACATATAGTAGTTAAAGACACGTATACATCAGGTTCTCTTGTATTTCAGCAACTTGTAACCAGCACTGAAAAGACTTATGTACAAGTAACTGGTTGTAATTTAAGAATTGAACCACATCTATCTGGTAGTGCTGATAATATTGAACTTAATGCGTGGAATAATACTATAAGAGCGTAAATATGTTTAACTACGAAATCTCAACTATTGAAAAGAGGTGATTCTATGAAAGCCTATGTAAATGATTATCTGCTCAACACTCAACAGTTGAACAGAATTGTTAAATGTTGCGACGATGGTACTGCTACGAAAGAAGATGCACATCATTTGTTGTTGCATATGAGTAGCATGAATGACATTCATATTGATAAAATTCATGACCTTGAAGAGTCTGTGAAATATTTGGAACGTGTATGCAGAATGTTTGTATATACAAGTGTTTTTATCACTATAATGTCCGTTGTTACATACTACATTGCAATTTGCAAACACTAAAAATGTCAACAACCTGAAAAGATAACAAAAATAGGTTTAAAGCAGACTTTACATCTGTATTCTATTGACAAAATTAAATTTAGCAATATAATATCTGCTATAAGGAGGTATTGATATGGCTGGATTTAGAGCTGAAGCAATGGAAAAATTTAAAAACATTCTTCTAGAATATGTCAGTGATGATATATATGAAGAATTATCGAATGATATTTTAAATATTCTTAAAGATTATGAATTAGAAAAAAGAGTAACTACTCTCACACTTTTTGATGATTATAATGAAAAGATATTAAAGAGATATGCTGCTCATTTATATGTTAGTGGTAAATCTCAAGGAACTATAAAGCAATATGTTAGAGCGTGTAGAATTTTTGGAGAGACTGTAGGTAAAAATTTTGACAATATTGCAGATGATGATCCTGAATTGTTTTTATTTTTAGAAAAGCAACGTGGAGTTTCTGATTGCACTCTAGAAAATACTCGCTCTTACATTGCGTCCTTTTATCATTGGATGACATTAAATCATGTTACAAAATATAATCCTTGGGATAAAGTTAAACCTATAAAAAATACACAAAAGGTTAAACTCCCATTTACAAGTATAGATATTGATATGATAAGACATGCTTGTAAAACTGAATATGAACGTTCAATTATAGAACTATTACTGTCTTCTGGAGTAAGAGTTAATGAATTGGTTAATTTAAAAATTGATGATATTAATTTTGATAATTTGTCAGTTCATGTTCGTCATGGGAAAGGTGACAAAGAACGTATTTCATATATGACAGATATTGCAGCTATGCATCTTAAAAATTATCTTGCACAGCGTCATGATAATACAAATATACTCTTCTGTCATAATGGACAAAATTACAATACAAACACAATTAGAGAACAGTTAAATAAAATATCTAAAAGATGTAATGTAGACAATGTACATCCTCATAGGTTTCGTAGAACATTTGCTACTAACCTAGCAAATCGTGGTATGGATATACAAGAAATACGCAAATTAATGGGACATACAGATATTAATACTACTCTCACATATGTTTATTCGAGCGATGTTAAGATACGTCAATCGTATTTACAGTGCTCGTAAATTACTAAAATAGGAGGAAAAGAATGTCGGAAACAGTTAAAAAGAATTGGCTGACGGATAAAGACGGTATTAAAATCGCTCCTAAAACCGTAATCGATCAAGTTATTGATTTAGATGGTACTACATTGAAAACCATTCTTGATCAAAAATCAGACACTTTAATTACTGATATTAGTGGTAAATTGGATAAAACTGGTGGAATAATTTATGATGATACAGTTGGAAATTTTGGAATTAGTTTAACCCCGAAACAATTACAGGTTTGGGAAGGCGGTAGTCATAAAACAACAGATATCACCACATCAAGTATTAAGATGAATTATGGCGGAAAAGAGTGTTTTAATTTACAGTCATTTTTTACGCAAACTAATAATTATGGAACTAATATAAATTGTTATAACGGAACTTATACTGGTGGAATTTCATCGATAGCACCACAATATAATGCAACGGTTACTTATAAAGTAAATGATTATTGTTATTTAAATGGAAAGTTATATAAATGTATAATTGCTTGTACTGGTACTGTTCCACCTAATACAACATACTGGCAAGAAACTACAGTTGGAAATGAAATACCACAAATTACAGTTCAGAGTTATTCTACAACATCAAGTTCAATTTCTGGTGGTTCATCAAAAGAAGTTAAGATAGATGTTAAAAAAACTGGTTATACTACTTTAGGATGTGTTGGTTGGTATATTAGTGGAACATCATCAACCAACTGTTATACAAAACAAGCGTATATAAATAGCAGTGGAGAATTTTCTATATATATAAAAAATACAGGCTCGTCAGCTTGTACACCTACTATTACTGCACAAATCTTATATATTAAAAACTAATAAAGGAGGAACATAGAAATGAGATTTTATGTTAATTTTATTGAAAACACAGTTAATGGAGAAAATCGTTCTCAGCCAAAAGCTTATGATAATTTAGATTCTGCAATGGCTTATTATCATCAGACAATGGGTAGAGATATTAGTGCTGACACAGTTCTTGGCGCTCAGGCATTAGTTTGGAATAGCGCAGGTGGCATTCATATTAATGATACTTGGGGTGTTCTTGTTACACCTCCTGCTCCACCAGAGCCCGAACCTGAACCAGAAGACGAAGTTGTTGAAACACCAAGTGAAGAAATAACAGAATAGTGATCAATTATTTTATCAAATAGATGTGTATTTATATTATAATATATGTTATACTAATTCTGATAAAATAGATTCCATATTAACAAACGAGAGGTATGATATTAAAAATTATGTCAGAGAATATTAAAGAAGTTGTAAGCTGGTTAGGACTGCTAGGAATTCCAACAATAGGAGTTATGGCAGGATGGTGTATCAGATCGTGCGCAAAATTTGCTAGACAAATGAAAGTGCTTATGAGTTCTCAACAGGCTCAGATGAGAAGTAATCTTCTTAAAGACTATAAAAAATTTATAGCACAGGGTTGGATTGAAATAGACGACCTGGATGATTGGGAAAATCAGTACCAAAAATATCATTTATTAGGTGCTAATGGAGTTATGGATAGCAAAAGACAGGAATTAATGAGTTTGCCTAATATCAAACCAGCAAAGAGCAAGACAACTAATTAGGAGGAAAGAGTATGTTCTCTAACCTTTGGTATAAGATAAAGGAGACAATACGTAATATGATTGGAATGAATCGAACTATAGAGCAGACCTTACATATTATGCCTGCTATTAGCAACAAGATGGTAGAGGAGTTAGAGCTATGGACAGATATGTACGAAGGAAAAGCTCCTTGGTTACACGAACCTTCTTTTAATGATCCTACCAAAGTAGTTTCATTAGGCATTCCTGCGTTTATTGCAAGTGAGAAAGCACGAATGGCAGTGCTAGAACTTAAAAGTGAGATAACCGCTCCTGTGGATGTAGTAGAAGTAGATAATCCGGAATACTTTGTTCCTGTAAGTGATATGTTCGGTAATGTTCAAGTAAGTGGACAGTCTAAAACAATTATTCAGGAAAACGTATTAAGTGATACTAAGCGAGCAGACTATATGAATAAACAGTATCACGATAAGTTACTTCCAAAATTAAGAACTCAACTAGAGTACGGTGTGGCTAAAGGATCGCTTATAATAAAGCCTTATGTAATAAAAACTAAGGTTCAGGAAGTAGCTGGAGTAGAAAGTGTTGAAGGCACTTTAGACAACTACGAAATTGGATTTGACTTTGTACAAGCCGATTGCTTCTATCCATTCTCGTTTGATAGTTCGGGTAATCTAATAGAAGTAGCATTTATTCAGACAAAAGTTGATAAAGAAAATGTATATACACGTCTTGAATATCACAAAATAGAAAACAACAATGTTGTTATTATAAACAGAGCGTTTAAGAGTAATGCTACTATTAATGGACAGGACAATACTTCATCAAATATTAGCTTAGGTCAGGAAATAAAATTAACTGATGTAACTGAGTGGAAAGACATTCCAGAAAAAGCTACTATTAAGAATGTAAGCAAGTTATTATTCGGTTATTTTAAAATGCCTGAAGCTAACACAATAGATCCTCATAGTCCTTTAGGAATTAGTGGATTTGCTAGAGCGAAGGATTTAATTAAAGAAGCTGATTTACAGTATTCACGATTACTTTGGGAATACGAAGGTGGTGAGCTTGCAATTGATATTGATAGAGATGCTCTTATGGACACAGGTGACAGAAATGGTGATACTCACGCCATTATGGGACATTTACAGAGACGACTTTATCGTTCAGTTGACTTAGGTGAATCCGATACATATAAACCATACAATCCTTCGTTACGTGATGGCTCGTATGTTATGGGACTTAATAACATACTAATGCGTATAGAGGATGTATGTGCTTTAAGCAGAGGTACATTATCTGATGTAGCTGCAGAGGCAAGAACTGCAACTGAATTAAAAATTCTTAAGCAGCGTAGTTATTCGTCAAACGCAGAAATTCAACAATCACTTGAAATCGCTCTTAAAGATGTTGTATACGCAATGGATGTATATTGTACGTTATACAATATTGTAGGAGATGTTAACATTACTAATGGTAGAATAGATACAAAGAAGTTAGGATTGTACGATGTGTCATTTACTTGGGATGATAGTATTTTAGTTGATGTAGATACAGAATTGTCTAAACGTCTTACATTAATGGAAAAGGGACTTACAAGTAAACAGGAAGTTAGAATGTGGTACTTTGGAGAGTCAGAGAGACAGGCTGTAGATGCGTTAGCAAAAATTAGAGACGAGAATAGACAGGCTATGGAACAGAATATGGTTATGGCTTCTCAATTAGGAGGACAGATGCAGTCTGGAAAGTTACAAGGTAACACTACTGACGGTAACAAACCTACCATACCTAATAATCAAGTAAACGAAACTACACAAATAGATACTAAAGAGGAATCTTAAAATTAATTAAAATTAATGGTAAAAATGTATTTACATTTATATTTTATTATTGTATAATTAGTTTTGGAAGTAGGGAATTTGTCATTCTGCTTACCCTCTTACTTAATGCCGCGAGGGAAATACTTCCTTTGCGGCATTTTCAGTATAAGGGTAAAAACGTTACTAATAGCGCCTAGTCGCTTATAGTATAGAAGTGCAGTACCACACATATAAAGGTACACAATCCACGCAGACAGTGCCTGCGGCATTATAAATTAAACTGATTTAAAAGATTGTTTAGGAGGACAAGCAAAAATGAACATCAAAGAACTATTTGACAAGGCAAACGGAGGTACACTTACTTACGACGAATTCGAAGCGGCAGTAAAGGAAAGTGGAGCAAAGTTTGCAGATCTTTCAGAAGGTAAGTATGTAAGCAAGTCTAAATACGATACAGACCTTAAAGCTAAGGACACTGAAATCGAAGGACTTAATACACAGATTACCGACTTGAATGGAACAATCACAACACGTGATACTGATTTAGCACAGTTACAGAAGCAGCTTGAAGAAGCAGGTGACGATGCTAAGAAGTTAGAAGCTTTAAACACAAGCTTCAGTGCACTGCAGACAAAGTACGATGACGAGGTAAAAAGTTATCAGGCAAAAATGCAGCATCAGTCATATGAATTCGCAGTACGTGAATTTGCTAACACATTAAAGTTTACATCAAATGCAGCGAAACGTGATTTCACTAAGGCAATGATTGAACGTGGACTTCAGATGGAAGGTTCCAAGTTACTTGGAAGAGAAGATTTTGTAGAAGCATATTCAGCTGAGAACTCAGATGCATTTGTAGTTGATGTGCCAGAACCTGCACCAGCAGAACCGGCACCAGCACCAGAACCTACACCAGCAGTTCCTACATTTGTAGCATCTACACCAGGACCTGCTCCAGATAGTACTGATACAGGGTTTCAGTTCAATTTTACAGGTGTTAGGGCACATTAAGAATAAAATTTTTATTAATGTAAAGGAGAACTAAAAATGGCAGCATTAAATTATGCAAAAGAGTATAGTAGAGCACTTTCACAGGCTTATCCATACGTGTTAAACTTTGGAGCGCTTTACAACACATCAAACAACAACGTATATCGTTGGATCAACGCAAAGACAATTGAGATTCCTTCAATCTCTACAACAGGACGTGTTGATAGCGACAGAGATACAATCGCTACTGCACAGAGAAATTACGACAATGCTTGGGAGACAAAGACACTTGCTAATCAGAGAAAGTGGTCTACACTTGTTCATCCAATGGACATCGACCAGACAAACCTCGTAGCTTCAATTACAAATATTACAAGAGTGTTCAACGACGAGCAGAAGTTCCCAGAAATGGATGCTTACTGCGCATCAAAGATCTACAGTGATTGGACAACAGCCGGTAACGCATCTGATACTACAGCATTAGATGCTACATCAGTACTTACAGTATTTGATAGATTAATGTTAAATATGGACAACGCAAGAGTTCCTGCTAACGGACGTATCCTTTACACAACACACGAAGTTAAGATGCTTCTTAAGAACGCAGATAATGTTGTAAGAAATATTGACGTTCAGTCATCAGCAGATGTTATTAACAGAGCAGTTAACAGACTTGACGAAGTTGAAATTATTGGTGTACCAGCTCCTTTAATGAAAACAAAGTACGACTTCACAAGTGGTTGGAGACCAGCAGGCGATGCAGCTCAGATCAATATGATGCTTATTCATCCATCAGCAATTATCACACCTGTAAGCTACACATTCTCACAGGTTGATGAACCATCAGCAGGTTCAGAAGGTAAGTACATCTACTTTGAAGAGTCTTTCGAAGATGTATTCATTCTTAACAAGAAAGCAGGAGCTATTCAGTTCAATATTACATCTGACGCAAAGTCTTACACAAAGGTAGAAAACCCAACAGGTAACCCATCAACAAGCGATTACTACGAGTATATTGCAATTGACGGCAAGTATGTAAAGTCAACTGATACAGTTGTAGTTGCAGGTAAGACATACTACACATACGCATAATACATAAGGAGGAGGATCCAAATGATATATGCAGAAAAGGGCAATAGAGTTCGTCAGATTAATGAAAACGATGTAGACCGTTATGTAGAACTTGGCTACAAGATTACAGATGGTAATGGAACCTTAATCAAGAACTGTGTTCCTACTGACGTAGCAGAATTAAAGTTAGCTTATGTCGAGCATGTTAAGCAGATAGAAGAATTGAAAGCATTAGTGTTATCGCTTCAGTCTACTGCTAAACAGGAGTCTAGTCCTAAGAAAACTGTTAATTCTAAAAAAGTCGATACTTCAGGTGACGACATTATTAAATAAATTTTTAAAGGTGGTTTCATTTATGTATTTAACGTATGACGATTATTTGAATATGGGTGGTACATTAGATGAGACCACTTTTAATGAAATGGAATTTGAAGCTGAATGTCTTGTTAATTGGTACACTTTTAATCGACTTAAAAAGCAGACTACTTACCCAGAGGAACTTACTAGATGTATGTATGCATTAATTAAGTTAGTACAGGCACAGTCATCTACTATTCCAAAATTCAATGCTAACGGTTCGGTAAACGCAGGAGAGAGCTTAATAGCCTCTCAGTCAAACGATGGAGTATCGATTAGTTATGCTACATTATCTGCAGCAGACCTAGTTAACTCTTGCAAAGGAAAAATAGAGAGCACAATATCAATGTATTTATCGGATGTATGCAACGAGTTAGGACAAAAACTTTTGTACAGAGGAATGTATCCAAATGAGTAACTATCCATTATGGTGGGATCAAACTATTACAGTATACAATAAATACGAAGATCCCGAGACAAACTTAATATCTTGGTATAGACACACTATAACGGATTGCTTTTGGAAGTATGTAGGTGATAGTATATCAATTGGCTCTACTGTATTGGAAACTACCGGTACAGTTTGTAGAATACGTGAGTCCAAATTGTTTAAGCCTAAGTACGAATGGATAAACTTAAATACAGAAGATATGGTAAAATACTTTACACTTGGTGTAGATGATATTATAATATTAGGTAAAGTGGAAGACGAAATTAACGAATATGCGAATAAGCAACGCTCAACTGATGTCGTTAATAAGTATAAATCACTTCAAGGTTGTATTCTTATAAAAGAGATTGCAATTGATGTAGGACCTGGTAGATGTAATCCTCATTACAGAGTTAAAGGAGAATAAGTGGTGTGAAATTAAATGTGGAAGTTGAGTCGTTAATTGATTTACAGGCGTTAGTAGATAATGCTATAAACGATGAGTCAATGACACAAGTACATCAGGCATTTGCAGATGCAATAGATCCGTGGGTGCCTAAAATAACAGGAAAACTTTCACAAAGTGGTTTATCGAACTGTGATGCAGATGGAGTTCACTACAATGTAGATTACGCAGAAAAAGAATACTATGCACATCATCAACACAGAACGGATAAACACCCACTAGCATCATCTCAATGGGACAAAGTAGCAATGGAAACACAACGCGATAATTTCGCAGAAGATGTTAAAAGTATAATAGTTGATAAATTAGGTGCAAACAGTTAAATGACCGACTTAAATCAGGCAGTAATAGACTATTTAATAACTTGTCCAATATTTAAAAACAATCCATTATTTTTTAATGCGATTGAAGCTAAAGATGAGAACAAGCAGATAGTAACTACTGCTAACAATAAGAAGTTACAAAAACCGTATATCGATGGTAGTGTTTTAAAACGTTTTACATTCACTATAATAGACTTTCGTTCTATTACATATCAGCCTATAGTTAAAATACCAGGCGATGCGTACAAGAATGAGAATGTACAAGATATGCTTGATGTACAGTCTATTATAGATTGGATAGACGAACAACAGGAGTTATGCAACTTTCCAGATTTTGGAGAGAACTGCATAGTAGAAAGTATTAAAGCATTATCCGAAAACCCAAACCTAAACGGAATTGACACATCGTCAACACCGTCGTTAGCAAAATATAGTATATCAATTCAAATTGATTATATTGATAATTCAAAAACAATATGGAGGTAAAACAATGGCTATTAATCAGTTTAACTTAGCTAAGAATCAGAGAGCTGAGAGAAAGCTTCTCATTACAGTTGTTGAGTGGAAAGAGTCTGGATCTGGAACACCAATCAGAGAGATCCTTGGTACACGTACAGAGGATTCGTCAATTGAGTTTAACGTAGATATTTCTACTACAACAGATATCAGAGGCAACAACTATACAGACGTTAACAAGTCTCAGCCTCAGCAGGATTTCGATCCATTCCTTGTATTAGGTGGTTCGAAGTTAGGTGCATTCCTTAACGACATTCGTAGAAGAAATGCGCTTTCAGAACTTTCACAGTTCACAGTATATGTAATCACTGCATTTATTGGTAGTGAGGAAGATGGATACGAAGCAGAACGTCACACAGACTGTACAATTGCTTACACATCTATGGGTGGTGACGTAAATGTAAACTTCCCTATCTCACTTTACCTTTCAAACTACGATAGTACATCACCACAGACAATGGCACTTGGTCACGCTACTATTGGTACAGTTGATAAGCTTAGTGACGACTTTACATTTGAACCAGATCTTTCAATCTAAGCAAGCACATTAGGAGGAAAAGCGAATGGCAAATAAATTAGTATCTACTGAAAACAATGTTACTACAGAAGAAGAGGTAATTAATCCTACTTCTTCTGTAGTTACTGTTAATACACCAGAGGACGATATTATTGATATCGACCTTAGTGCTATTAAAAAGAAGAGATTCCGTATTAATGGAGACTTCACAAAAATGCTTGAACTTAACGTATCCGATATGAATATCGTAGTACGTTTACAAAAAGCACTGAATGAGTTAAAGACACTTCAGGACGAAGCATCACAAGTAGCAATCGATACTGATAACACAGAAGAGGCATTAGAGAAGATGGCTCAGTCATTATCAGTTATCGATGCCAAGATGAGAGAACTTATCGATTTTATCTTTGATTCGAATGTTAGTGAAGTGTGTGCATCCGATGGATCTATGTATGATTCGTTCAACGGTACTTTCCGTTACGAGCATATAATTGAAACACTCACTGCACTGTATGAGAATAATATTAGTAGTGAATATAAGAAAATGCAGGCGAAGATCTCAAAGAAAACTTCGAAGTACACACAGAAGAAATATCATAATTAAGGAGTAGAGTTATGTACGAGTTACCTACATCAGTTGTTGTAGGTGATAAGCAGTATCCGATCCGCAACAACGGAGATTATAGAATGGTACTCGACTGCTTTACAATATTAGAGGATATTGAATTAAACCAGAAAGAACGCATCATTGCCACTTTAATTATATTCTACGATGGATTCGAGGATATTAGTGATATTGATGCGTTTTCTGATGTTACAGAAGCAGTTGATGCTATGTATAGATTTTTTAACTGTGGACAACCTGAAGATGTCAACAGTGCTCCTAAACCTAAATTAATTGATTGGGAGCAAGATTCAACTATAATATGTTCCGCTATAAATAATGTAGCTAGAACAGAAGTTAGAGCATTACCATACTTACATTGGTGGACTTTTATGGGATACTATATGGCGGTAAACGAAGGGTTCTTTTCTACTATAGTTGGAATACGACACAAACTTGCAACGGGCAAAAAATTAGAGAAATACGAACAAGAATTTAGACGTGATAATATGAAGTATTTCATATGGAACTCGCGTACTATACAACAGAACGAAGCAGACGAACTTGCACGTTCGTTATGGAATAAGACAGAATAAGGAACTAGTATTATGCCAACATCTTCAAATGGTGATATTAATCTTAAAGTTAGTCTTGATACATCGGGTATATCAAGTCAGTCTAAAGAGATTAGTCAGTCAATTAAACAGACAGTTGAGAAAACACAGGTTAAGGCTCCTAAGATAAAGAAACCTTCTAAGTCAGATACTCCTACTATGGAAGTTAAGACTGAGGTAAGTCTTAAAGACTTAAAACGTCAGATGAAAGAAAAAGTAGCCGAAGCTACTAAGTCTGCTGCTGAAGCGGCTAAGTCTGCGCCTATTAAGTTAGACTTAAATGCGAGCAAATCTTCCATTGCTAGGATAGTAAAAGAAGCTTCCACTGAAGGACTTAAAGCAGCTCTTTCTAAGCCTATAAAAACCAATAAGTTGTTAGGCGGTCAGGAACTGACAAGTCGTGGTGAGATAAAAAAGATCTCTGAATCTACTTATACTACACCCGAAGGCTTTAAAGAATTTCAGTACGAATTAGGCAAAGATTATGTAAGTAATGGTTCTCAGAAAACACTTAACTACATAGAAGATTTACAAGAGTCTCTTAAAAATTTAGGATACTCTTTTTCCGATTTAGGAAGAGCGTATGGACAATTTAGCGTTATAATGGATAAACTTGGTAACCTAACTGAGTTATCATATTCTAATCCACAGAAACCGAATAGATTGTTTATGGCTACTACAGAGAAAGACCTTGCGTTATTGCTTGACTACGACAAGGCGTTGTCTAGATTAGCCGACACTGAATCTCGTGTAGATTTAAACCCTAAGGTAAATACAGAGAATATAACAGAGGAAGTTACAGATCAGGTAGAAAGTTCTGTTAAAGCAGCGGTTGATACTCCAATAGATGTACCACCTGAGAATGTAGAAGTTACTACTAAGACACAAATTGCTAATCCGGAAGAGGTAAAAAAGACTACTGAAAACCACGCTAGAAAGAGTTTAGATACTTCTTTTATGGTAGATGTATCTGCCAAAGTAAAAAACCCTGATGAAGTGTCTTCTGTATTATCGCAGGAAATGCAAGAGATATTAAGAAAGCAAGGAGTTCAAGTTGCTTACGATATAAATGCACGTCCTGCTATTCAGGAGTCAACTGAACTTACAACTCAGATACGACAGATAGCCGAATCAATGAAAAATATAGACGGTAATGCAAAAATGCTTAAGCTTAAGCAGGATATGCTTAATGCTGCAGCAGCTGCAGAGAAGTTTAAAGAGGAAGCTAAGAAAGTGGCTAACGAAAAAGTTCCTACTGAACAGTATGCGGCATTACAGTCACAGTTACAAGCGTTAGGCAAAGAAGCTGAGGCAGCTGATAGGAAAGTACAACATTTGCTTGTATCTGATCCGGTGAAAGACGATGCAGCTGCTTATGCGAAGTGGGAGAAGTCGTTAGACGAGGCTTCACTTAAAGCAGCTAATTTACGTTCTTACATAAGTGATATTGAATTACAGATGAAAGAGCTTGAGTCTAATGATAAAGCTTTTACATTTGCAGGATTTGAATCTGACAAGTTTAAAAAAGCTGAAGATAACGTGTCTAACTTAAACACTAAGATGAAGATTCTTATGACAAACCAGCGCAGAGCTACTGATGGAGGAGCTTCTGGTTTTGCTAGAGTATCTAGAGCAGTATCTGCTTTAAGCGGTGCTATTAATACGTTATATGGAACTATACGTAGAATAAATAGTGTAACTACTAAAGTAGTATCTGTAATGATAAATGGATTTCGTAATGCGGCTAACGCAATAAAAGGAGTATTTGGTAAGATATCTAGCTCCCTTAGCGGAATAACATTAAAAATGAAAAATATGTTAGCTTCCACTAAGAAAACAAATAGTGCATTACACGGAAGCGAATTATCCTTTAAGAAGATACTTACATTTGTATCTAAATATGCATTTGGTGTAAGAAGTCTTTATTTCTTAGTAAGAAGACTTCGTTCGTTTATTATATCAGGATTTTCGAGCATACTTGAAAGTGCCTATGGAAAAGATAGTGGATTACTTAAAGAGTATGCTAACGCAGTTTACTCACTTAAAGCTGCCTTAATGACATTAAAGTATGCCATAACAGGTGCGTTCTTGCCACTTGTTACAGATGTAGTTCCAATATTACAGAGAGCTATTGAATGGATAACAAAAATGATAAGTGTTGTAGGTCAGTTGATAGCAGCACTGTCAGGTAGAACTACTTATCTAAAAGCAGTTAAGCAGGGTATAAGCGACGTAAGAAAAGAGACTGATAAAAAGAACAAATCCGATAACAAGCAGTTAAGCAACTTAGATAAATTAAATAATTTAACTACTAGCGATTCGGGTGGAGACAGCGGAGTAGACGCAGGACAGGTTCTCGAAGAAGTTCCTATTGATTCGTGGATAAAGGACTTAGCTGAAAAGATAAAAGCATTTATAAAGCGTTTATTAGGTCCTATCTTAAGTGCTTGGGATAAAGTTAAGGGTTATATTAAGAACTCCTTTGATCATATGATAAATGCGTGGAAAGGTGTATTTAAAACTATTGGAGATGCGTTTTGGCGTGTATGGGAAGCACCGGAAACTGAAAAGATATTTTTACACCTGTTCCATATTATAGGAGACATATTTGAAATAGTTGCTAACATAGGTGATGCGTTTAATGAAGCATTGAAGTATGAAGATAACGCATACAAAATATTAGCAGCAATACGAGATATATTCTTAGTTATTGTAAGACATTTAGATCACGCTTTTGATGCTACTGTTAAATGGTCAGATGCATTAGACTTAAGACCTATTGTTACATCAATTAGAAAATGGCTTGAAAGTTTAGTTCCTGTCATTGATACAATAGCTGCTATACTAGAAGATTTTTGGGTACAAGTAGTGTTGCCAATGGGAACATTTCTTTTGGAAGATTTCTTGCCTAGAATGGTAGATAAATTAACTGCCGCTAACGATGCGTTACACTTAGACGAGATACGCAGTAACTTACAAAAGTTATGGAGCTTATTAGAGCCTATACTTGAGAAAACACTTAACTTGTTAGACCCAATACTTCAGGCATTTTTAGATATAGCTGATGCCACATTTAATTGGTTAGGAGAAGTTGATTTTGATCCATTAATGTCGTCACTTTCATCTTGGGTAGATTCTATTGCTGGAGTACTTAGTGGAATTATGGGAGTAGTAACAGAGTTCTGGAACAATGTTGTTAAACCGCTAGCAACCTACCTTGTAGAAGAATCACTTCCAAGATTACTTGATTTATTATCCGATATAAATAATTATATCAGTGAACATCTTGGAGGAAACGGATTGAAATCAGTGTTCTCTGATATCTTTGATTTTATCACTAGCAGGATAGAGAAGGTACTCGGATGGCGTGAAAAGATATGGGATATGATTAAGCAGTACAATAGTACCGGAACAACAGGTAATTCATTTTTTGATAAACTTTTTAAAACTGCTAGCAAGTTAAAAAAATTACTTCCTAAGGTATTTGATAAATTAACAGAATATATCGACAATTTTATAGAGACAGGAAGAACAGGAAATGAAGGTTTAGATAAACTACTTGGTCTAGTAGAAAAGTTATTAGATTATATCGGTAATATGGACGAGAATACCTTTATTAAGTGGATAGAATTCTTTATAGCATTGAAAGCAATAGCTCCTTTTGTTGGAATAATAGCTGGTGGATTTAAACTGTTAGCTTCGTTTGTAAGATTAGCAGCGTCTTTTGCAGGTCCTCTAAAAGGACTGTTTAAAGCATTAGGTGAATCTAAATTCGCGGGTACAATAGCATCACAGTTCTCAAAATTAGGGCCTGCGATGACTAGTGGACTTGCAAAATATTTCCCAACATTTACCAAATTATTTACACAAACCATACCGGGAGTGATTTCAAATAGTGTTGGAAAGTTATCTTCTGTTTGTTCCAACCTAGGAAAAACACTTGTATACAATATGAGTGGAGGTGCTTACGACTCTATTGGAGGAGCGTTTAAGGGTATTGGATCTAGTATTGGAAATTACTTATCCGGTAGTGTATCCTCCGCATTTACCGGAGGTAGTTTAGGAGCTACTGTTGCAAAAAGTGCTAGTACTATAGGACTTATTGCAGTAGCTGCAATTGAAGGTTACGATATCGGTAACAAGATAGGAAATGCGTTATTCCCAGATGATGCTACTTTGTATGCTAAATATTCTGGATTTAAAGGTTTTGCAAAGTTAATTGAGGATTCATTTACATCGACTATTAGTGGACTTGGAATGTTATGGGATAACTTTATTGCTCGCGTGACTGGTACTAATTCACTTGGAATGAGTGCTCAGACTCAGGTAGATAATGTAGTTAAGTCCACAATAGGCTTTAGTGATGAAATAGATCACTTACACTCACAATTCGAGAGACAGAAAATAGATACAGATACCTATGCTAAGCAAATAGAACGTATTGTAAAAGAACATCAAAATTATGCGACGGCCTCGCAAGATGCTAGAAAGAAAACAGATCAGTTTTTTGCAAATACGTCGGCAGCTGATATAGTCGCACAGTATGATGGATGGATAGCACAAACACAGACTGTAAGAGAAAATACACAGGCAAATACTCAGGCTTCCCAAGAAAATGCAACTGCAGTTAAGGAAAGTGCTCAGGCACAGTCAAACTTTAATGAAGCTTGCGAGGGAACCGGTGAATTGTTAACTTACACAGTTACATCTCTCGAAGAGTACAATACTCAATTAGAATCAATTCAAACTGCATTAGATAACGGTGAGATTGGAATAGATGAGTATTGTAATCGAATGGACGCATTAAACGAAGCTTTAGGAGAAAGTGGCATACAGTTTGAAACAACAGATGAAGCACTTGAGTTATTCGCACAAAATACAGATTTAACTGTTGAATCTGTTGAAGCACTAAAAGATGCTCTTGGAAGCGGAGAAGATAGTGTTACAAGTAATTTAGTAGATTTAAGTAATACACTTGGTGAGAACGGAGGAGTTCAGCAATCACTTGTATCGCTTAAAGAATCTATATCAGGCGATAACGGTGTAGTAAGTGCCTTTGAGGAATTAAAAACTTCATCCGAAGGTGTTGGCGAAACTATAACAACTAACATATCAAGCGAGATAACTGCTGGAAGTTCTGCAATACAGACAGCTATAACAAACTTATGTACGTCGCTAAAAAATACTTTCGAAGTTGCGTTACAGATATCCGGTGGACAAAGTGCAATTGCTATAAATTGGGGTAGAGCCATTGGCTCCGGTATAGCACAAGGTTTGTCACAGTCTAATCAGCAAATAATTGGTGTATTAAATACATTGGCAGCTACGGTTAGATCGTGTATAAATAACATATATAGTACTACTATAAACGGACTTAACAGAACTATAAATAAGATGAACGAGTTCGGAGCAGCTGCTACTAAATTTGGAACAACTACTGTTAGTGGAAGAACCACATATACTAGAATACCTGGGTTGGCTACAGGAACTGTAGTTCCTCCATCAGCTTCAGAGTTTATTGCAAGATTAGGCGATAACAACAGAGAGACAGAAGTTGTATCTCCATTATC